GATTAACTTCGGTGCGCTGGTGGCCTTTACCTTCGTAAACCTCTCTGTGATCTCTCAGTTCTGGATCCGTGAGAAGCGTAACAAAACGCTGAAAGACCATTTCAACTACCTGGTGCTGCCATTATGTGGTGCGCTGACGGTGGGGGCATTGTGGATTAACCTGGAAGAGAGCTCCATGATTCTGGGTCTTATCTGGGGTGCTATTGGCCTGATTTACCTGGCTTGCGTGACCAAAAGCTTCCGCAATCCTGTACCGCAGTACGAAGATATCGCACAGTAAATACGACGCAGCGTAAAAAAAACCGGAGGCTAAATGTCTCCGGTTTTTTTATGCCTAATGTTCTCAGACAATTTCTTGCGCGTATTGATATACCGCTTTCAACAGCGACTGCTTCTCGGCGTTACCTTCATACTGGTTGTAGAGCATTTCCAGTTCCTGAGCATAGCTTTGCAGAAACTCCGGCGTGAAGACATTACGTCGGTGCTGTAGCCAGCGCGCCTGTTCTGCTTCATCCAACGTGCCCGGGAAATTGCGCGCCCGATAGTTAAACATCAGCTTCTCAATACGCTTGTCTGAGAAGGTGATATCCAGCGCTGGTAAATTGTTAGGATCGGTTTTCAGCACGATGTTCATCGCGGCGCGATCGGCATCGCTGAAAAAGCCGTTATAAAGCTGCGCATCCACGTTATCGGAGGGAACAAAGGGTTCCGCTTCTGCAAAGATGGCGACAACTTTATCGCGAATCTGAGGGTTTTCACGCAGCAGTTTAAGGTTATCGAGACACAGCTGGCGATTAATGCCCAGACGGTCGGCATCTTCAGCACGAAGCGTGTTCGCCTGCGCCAGTACCGGACACTTATTGATATGGACCAATTTCACCGGCACGGCGGCGCTATCACCCAGCTCGCCTTTAGGCGTATAGAGCCGCTCACGTAGCGCATCGCTTTCAAGTTCCAGCAACGGAGTCATGTCGCCTGCAAGGTCCACCATAATGACCGCGTTGCGGTTATCGGGATGCCACGCCAGAGGCGCAACCCAACTGGTGTTGCCGCGCCACGCACCAAACATGCCAGAAATATGCACCAGCGGCTTCATCTGAGGGACATCAATCAGCGTCATCAACTTCTGCTTGCTGCGATAGCTCAGCAGATACTCGAACAATTTGGGCTGTGCTGTTTTGACCAATTTCGCCATCGCGATGGTGGCGTAAACGTCGGCCATCGCATCATGCGCATTGCTGTGCTCAATGCCGTTAGCGCGGGTCAGATGCTCAAGACGGAAACTGGGTAAACCGTCGTCATTCTCGGGCCAGTTAATGCCCTCGGGACGCAGGGCATAGCAAGCGCGCATCACATCGAGTAAATCCCAGCGTGAGTTGCGGTTTTGCCAGCTCCAGGCGTAAGGGTCGTAAAAGTTGCGATACAGGATATTGCGCGTGACTTCATCATCGAAACGGATGTTGTTGTAGCCCACTACGCAGGTATTCGGCACGGTGAATAAATCGTGGATGCGACGCGCAAAATCAGCTTCATTAACGCCTTTCTCACGAGCTTCCTGGGGCGTAATGCCCGTCACCATTACGGCACCCGGTTGCGGCAGATAATCGTCGGCAGGCTTGCAGTAGAAGACGTCGGGTTCACCAATGACATTGAAATCAGCATCGGTGCGGATCGCCGCAAATTGCGAAGGCCTGTCCAGCGAGGGGCTAGTACCAAAGGTTTCGTAATCGTGGAAGAGGAATGATGGTTGTACGCTATCGATTTTATCTGTCACCTGATGTACACGCCCGATTGTCTATGCTCATGAATTTTCTTGTTAATGCCTGATGAATTGCTTTTGATTGCTCTTGTTTGTACACGATGAAATATTGTCGTTAATGTTTGTACATGTCATATTGAGTACAGGATAAGTACATAAACGCTTAATTTATTGAGTACAAAATATTAATGGCTATCAGTGACACTAAGCTTCGTTCTATCTATGGTAAACCATATTCGGGGCCAGCAGAAATTACAGATTCTGACGGGCTGGGTATTCGTATAACTCCTAAGGGGGTTATAAGCTTCCAGTTCCGTTTCAGATGGGAAGGAAAGCAGCACCGTCTTGGTCTTGGGCGCTATCCTTCGTTAACCATCCGTGAAGCCCGTAACATGGTTGCAGATTTAAGGGAGTCAGTCGACAGGGGAATAGATCCGCGATTGATGGCTGGAAGAGGCCACGCAAAGAAAAAGCCTACCGTCAAAGAGTGTCTCGATTACTGGCAGGAAAACTATGTCGAAACATCCCTTCGTGAGAAAACTAAAGCCCTCTATAAGTCGACGGTGATCAAGCATATGAGAGATGCCTTTGCAGGCATGCCTATAGAAGAAATTCCGGTTCGGCTCTGGGTGGAGAGGTTTACCGAAGAAGAGAAAATTAATCCCCGACGTGCCAGGCAACTTCTCGTTCAGTTGCGATCAGCTATTGGCTGGTGTTCCAGGCGGCAATTTATTGGCACAACAGAGCTGATGCTGATCCAGCCGAAAGATGTTGGCGTTAAGTCTTCAGTGGGAGAGGTTACGCTCAGCTATAACCAGCTAGCTAAAATCTGGCTTGCTATCGAGAGAAGCAGGGGATCAACGTCTAACAAATTACTCCATCAATTGTTGATGCTGTACGGGGCAAGAAACAGCGAGCTCAGACTGTCGGTGAAAGATGAATTTGATCGTGAAGAGGGGGCGTGGGTCGTCCCGGCTGACAAGAGTAAAACGAAAAAGATGATCCGGAGACCATTATTCGATGCTGCTGACGATTTACTTAAAAAAGCTGAAATGACTTATGGGAGCGTGCTATTCCCCGGTCCTGATTTGAAGAAGTCTATGACTATCGCCGGAGCTAACCGATACCTTGGGAGAATTCAAGCGTCGTTGGGCTTTGGCGAGTTTTCTGCGCACGACTTCAGGCGAACATTGGCTACAAGATTATCTGAGGAAGGGGTAGCGCCACACGTTATAGAGAAGATGCTGGGTCACGAACTGGGAGGCGTGCTTTCTGTCTACAACAAACACGACTGGATTGCTGAACAGAAAGCCGCCTATGAGCTTTACGCAGAAAAGATATTCGAACACATCAAGAAGATATCCGGTTAATTCCGCCACTTAAAATCCAGTTCTCCACCGCAGACTTCAGGTACTGTTTGGGGTGGGTTCTGATCGGCTTTGGAAAATTATGATGTTCGGTGTATTTCCAGATAGTGACTCTGGAAGATACCTTAAGCATGCTCATCGCCTCTTTCTCATCAATCATTTCAATATTAGCCATATTTATTTCACACCCCGCGTCACTTCTGTTCCCTTCAAAAAATCTGTACGCATAAATCCTCCACTGTTTCCCGGCTGCACCCGGTTACTGTTTATTGAATACGCAAGATGAGCATCCACCACGGAGTCCATCATTGCAGGTACGGCATCTTTTTGTTTCGGTGTGATAGAGCTGGTGGGCCATATCACGCGGTACAATCACCGGCATTGGCACGCGAATAACCAACTTCCTGAGTCTGTCTATCTCTGCTGCGTGTTCCATTGCGACTTGCTTCCAGTCGGCGGCTTCGGCAATCCACCAGGCCACATCGGATTTAAGGCGGCGCGTACGCCGCAGTTTGAGTTTGCTCACCATGGCCACCCCATCTGATCGATAACACCCCAGGTGAGTAGAACGAACATCACGAAGTCGAATGGGTTAGGCATTAATCGTCATCCTCATCATCTTCATCACAAGATGCGAGCAAAGGATTCATTCGGCGGCCTACTTGGGTAGCGTAGCCGCTGCGACCTAAGTTGTGCAGCACGCCGTAGATTTCGAACATCTCGGTTCGCTCATCGCCAATGTCCAGCTCACAAGCCAGCTTATGGCATTCGGTAGCAAGGGCCGCTACCTTCTGAAGGAGTTCTGATTTATTCACGGCTTCACCTCCTGCTGCGGTGCTGCTGGCAGTGGCATCCAGTGGGTAGGCTTGCAGTAGCAATCGAAGCCGTGTCCGTGCGCTGACCTGCTAATGTACTTTGCCATCTTGATTAATGGATCGTTACTTTCCGGTGCGTCTGGACGGTATGCCAACACATAATCCCCTGCGGACGGCATCCGCTCACTGCAAGCCACCCAACCATCCTGAATCACCGGAGAGTTGACCATGTCGAGCACTTGCTCGGATTGGTTGGTCATTGTGGCCAACTCATCACGATTACTTACAGGTTCGGCTTTAGCCTGAAGCATGGCGGCGCGGCAGGCGTTCCAGAGTTCGTCAGCGAAATCGCATGCTTTCTCACCGCCACCACAGGCCTGACATAGAATCTCATACACGCTATCAGGCATTTCATCAGGCACTACCATATCGGACTGCGGAGCAGAATAGAGTGCCTGACAACTCCACCCTGACCACTGCGCAGCCTCTGCCCGCTCATCATCTTCAGGGCGAATCAGCGTGACTTCGCTCGAGTGTTTTCTGTTAGACCACAGCCAGGCAACAGGCTCCGCTTCCATCCCCGCGAGGGCCAGCTCTGCCAGCGCTAAATCCAGTTCAATTGCTGGCCTGATATCTTTAAACGCGTTCTGGACGACGGCCATCTTCAGCGCCTTAACGTTTTCGCGAGCCTGTGCGATTAACTGCTCTTTGGTGAATGTCATGGGTTAGTCCCTCTCAACGCCGAGCAAGTCGTCGTAGTCATATTCAGTTTCAGAGCCGTCAGTGCCGAACAGAGTAACGATGTCATCCTCCATCCAGAACGATTTGACCGTATATCGCTTGCCGTGAAAGGTGATTACCACATCACCAGGCTCAACGTCTTCAGCGCGAATCTTCAATTCTTCAGCCATGCTCATTCCCCTTTTACTGAGATGCCAGCGGCGGCGCGCAAGCTTCGTTCGGCAATAAGCGCTGTATCTGTCGGGTCTGTAGTTTCAACCACGCCAGGCCTAAGGCGCGTCAAATCAGAACCGGTAAGATTAAAAATTGCGTAGGCAATATCATTGGCAGCACTTCGCATAACTTCTCGTTGCTCAGCGATGCGCTTCTCTGCTTCAATCGCAATAGCCAATTGCTTTTCAGCTACTGATTGCCAGGTTGATGATTCCTGCTGCCATTTATCCAGTAGCGCCATTGCATTAGCGATTCCTTGCATAAGCGCCGATGCTTTTGTTACCGCGTCGGTAAGCTCCGTAGAAGCGCCGCATTTTTCGATGGCCTGACAGACTTCATGCGCTTGTTTAATGAGCGGATGTTTGCTGATGTCGATGCTCATTGGGATGCTCCTTTGCTAATTTTGTTCACGTAATCAGCCAGCTCACCCGTTTTGTTTAGCTTCTGCATTTCCAGCATATCCGCGATGGACAGACCAGCGGCGGGAGAAATCACAACAAAGTTTCCGTTAACCTTAAGAGTTCGACCCTGACTGGCCATGCGCTTGACGAACTCAGCGATTGAATTGCTCATTGGGATGCCTCCTGGCGAAGCTGGGCTGCGAACTCGCAGATTGTTGCGCACCCTTCCTCGGGATAATCAGCTGTTGCGATGTGCAAGCCATGCACCTTCTTCCCATCGCCGTAATCAACTTCCCCGACAAACAACGTGCCGTCAGTGAATTCGCCAAACTGGTGGTCGCCGTCGCCGCAGTGGAAGCAAATCCCCTCCATAGCTTCGGATGACAGATGCATTTCCTGTGGAACAAGCACATAACCTTCAGGAATGGCACTGGCCCGCACTTCGGCAAGAAATGCGTCCGTGGCTGGGGTTTGCACTTCAACTTTCTGAACGCTTGAGGCCCAAAGCGATGTAACCATTGTTTCTTCATCGTTCAGTATCTTCAGTGCAATACCATTCGCTTTTTTCAACCCATCATTCTCAGCAGCCAGTGCAGCAGCATCATCACGAACCGTCCTAAGTTCAAGAACAGCGACCTGAACTGCATAAGCGAACATAGCGGCGGGGCGGTCACCTGCTTTTTCACTATCGCGCTGCATGCTGATTGCAACCGTCATCAGGTCGCTTAGCTGTTCGCTAGTCATTGGTTTATTGGCTGTCATGATTATTTTCCTGCTGCAGTTTGTGTTGTTTAACGAAGTGGGCGACTGCTTTTGACTGGCTGGCAACAATGGTTTTATCACCCACGTCCAGCCAGACAGTTTTACCGCGATAAATTGAGGCCAGACCAATATCCTTGCCGTCGAGCATCACATACAGGGATTTTCCGCGAATCTCAGTGGTCGGAATTGGCTGTGACATACGGTAGGTTTCGCGCGCTTCATTAATCGCTTTATGCTCATCAATAATGGATAAGGCCTCAGCCAGAGCAGTACCTTCGAGAGTAAATACACCATCATCACTGATCGCGGCCTGAGCCATCAGCTCGACAAACCGCCGTGCGTTCTTGATACTGAGTTCTGGAGCGATAGAGCTGCGAGTAACTTTCGTTCTACCCTGTGCAGCTGCTACTGCTTTATCGTGCTGCAAGACTTTTCCTGCTTCTTCGCCATACTCACGAACGCGGTCAACGGCGACATCGACTGACACGGCACCGGATTTAACTTCGCGTTGCACGTCATGATTCGCGGTGCTCAGTAACAGCAACTTCTCGACCGTAGCTACTGATTTATTGACGAGCTTTGCGATCTCGCTGGTGGTCTGGTTAAAAGCGTTATGAAGTTCCTGGATAACAGCTGCCTGCTCCATATCTGAAAGCGGGAGCTGGTTGTTACTGGTCATGATTCGCGCCAGGCGCTGAACATCGTTGCCGTTAAACGGCATGATGTGGATGCGGTCTACTGGCTTGCCAGCTTCAGCGCAGCGAGCAAAGCAGCGACGGCGGCGGTGTCCTTCAACGACCCACACACCACCTTCATCACGAGCGGTAACTTCCAGCGGAGGAACTGAACCACCGTTCATCAGATAGTTGAACAGGTCATCATCAGCCTGGCGGGTGCGGTCATCGTCTTCACGTTTGTTGAAGCCTTCGCGAACGTGGATATCGGCCAGAGCGATAAACATCCCGGTATCGGTGCGCTTAATTACTCCGCCCTGAGTCATCTGTTTGAATGAGTTAGCCATTGACGACAGCTCCCGCGCGGAGGTTATCAGAGTGGTTCTGAAGAATATTTAATACAGCTGCGACGCCGGAGGCCTGGTGGTTCAACAATGACGTAATGAGGTCGATCGCGGATTGAATATTGTCAGCAGCCATTTCGCGAGCAACAGCATTAGTCGCTGTGCATGGAAGATTTAGAGCGTCTTTGATAGCTTCGGAAATATCTTCGTTGCTTCCAGAATGGAAAGAATCCTTGATGCTCTGGACGCCAAATTTTATGGTGCTGTTTTCTTTGGCCAGTTCTTTACGCTGCGCCATCGCTTCACAAAGCGCCACGCTGGTGTAATCAAGACGGTTAGCAAGCTCATTCATAAGCTGAGCTGATGCAACTGGCAGGAACTTCGCTGCGGTACGCGCTGCGTCTATCAACTGCTCTCTGGTCATGCGTGGTTGTAACTCGGTGACGTTCTGTGTGTTAGTCATGGATAGTTTCTCCGTATTATTTGCGCCCTGCACGACGCTAATTTCTGGCCTTACAACTTAAAAGAGGCCGCCTTGTTTTTTGGGTGCCGCACGCTTACGTTTGGCAACATCAACTTTCGATACCTGCTTGTCTGCCCAAGCTTTGGCATGACGCATCACATCATCAAACATTCCGCCTTTCTTACTGGCTTGTGACATGCGCTTATATAAATCAATCGCTTGCCACGCCCCCCCTGAGCCACCGAAGAGGAAAAGCCTTGCTTAATAAGCTGTTCCTTAACGTTTTTCTCAATGAATTCGAGGTGGTTCATCTTTCCTCCAGTGGAATACACCGCTGAATTTTGGTTGCAGCAACCCAACCCATTGTTATGGGGTAGTTGCTGCAAAAAAGATTTAGGCTGCTGGCTTTTGCTCTTGAGTTTCTTTGTATGCGAGCAATTCGCAGAGATGGTTAATTACCTTGCTGAACTGGAACATGTCAGTACCGGCCTGATGACGCCAGCGGAAGGCTTTGTCATCATCATCGCCATATACATTGTCTTGTGTATCAACACGGCGAAAATGGAATCTTTCTGTCAGCAGGAAATTGATTCCCATTCCCCATAATTCCATCTGATCAACGCAGAATCCGCTATTAAGGCTTTCTGATAATTCAGTTGAGACTGAAGAATGTTCTGCCGAATAACGTAAAACTTCTTTGTGTTCGGCATAACGAGACAGCTGGATATAATCGCCAACCTGGAACTCACCAAATGCTTCCGCATTACCTTCAAGATGGTTTTGAAGACGAGTGGTAAGACCATTTTTAATGTTGTCGATATGAATAGTTTCAGTCTTAACAGAACCGACAGCCTTAACGAGCATCGCGCCAAACATCGAAGCAACATTTTTGTTAGTGGTGTTGATGATCAGCAGTTTTTCTTCGCTATTGTAAAGCGCCAGAACAAGTGAAGACTGGACGAATGCTTGCTTACAAAGCTCAACTTTCACATCACAAATGATCGCATTACGCTCCTGCCGTTTTAATTTTTCACCACTTCTGTTTTCGATATTTTGAATGCGGTACTGAGCTTCTTTAGCTACAACCTGAGCAGGAATAATTTTCTGGTCACGACGAACAACGATTGCATAGCCATTTGTGATTGGCGTTACCAGTTCGCCAGTAACCGGGTTGGGCACAAAAGCGGCGCGGGCAAATTCTGTTTCGCCAATTTCTTCAAATTGCATTTCAGCCAGGTGTACTTCAATTGCTTCAATACTTGGAAGTGTTGCCCGAAATACGATCGCATTACGAAACTTAGGTAATTTCATTTTCATTTCCTCTGCACAAGGGGGTTAGCTCTCCACACAACACAGAAGAGCACCTACGATTTCAGGAGGAGGGAGAATTTCGCTCCCAATCTCGCCCGAATGGGTTGGGTTATGGGCCCGTCACTCGGTGGTGCTCTTTTGTGTTATGTAAAAAAGTGCGGTACCAGGGACACAAAGGGAGTAACTGGTACCGCCAAGACTACACACAGCATCGTTGTTACAGGGACTACGGATTCAAGTTGTGGTGGTGGTGCCTCCACCTGCCGGTTAAGCCATTACCGGCGACGTCACACTATCAAGAACGCATTCATATTTGAGTTGAATGATTTGGCTTCGTCACGAGCGCATAGCCGCAATTACCACAACTGGAAGCGCACTCCGATTTTGTTACACACCTGTCTTCCACAACTGGTTGATAGGGAGTGCGCTTTCATATTGTGTGCCTGTCTTTTCACCTCATCGGGCTCGGTGGTATTCTTGGCGTTCTCACACAGCCAAGAAGGTAATTCTCATGATTAACGGATTTGAAGCCGCTTCACCGCACCAAGTTTTTTATCCATCCAGCCGAAGATCTGTTCATCAGACATTCCGCGCGCATCAATAACCGGGTCGGTACCAGCGTCCGGAGCGTTTTCAGTTGCAATTGGCTCATACACGAATCCAGTCTTCAAACACATTGTTTCATTCTGCTTACCGCTCATCATGTTCACCTGAGATGTTCGCTGTTAATGAAGTAAATATTAGACATCTTACATTTATAGTCAAGGGTATTTTGTAAGTAATCTTACTTTTATCAATTTGGACATAAAAAAACCCGCAGTAAGCGGGTCTTCAACAAGGTTGTAAAGTTAGAGATCTATAATTATCTGCTTAACTATTCCGATTAAATTAGTATCTTGATTAACTTCAATCGGTTTGAAAGCTGGGTTGAGCGGTATCAAGTAAGAATACGGCGGGTCTATTGCGAGCTTCTTCAGAGTAGCCTCTCCTCCAGAAACAGTTTGAGCGACAACGATTTTCCCATTCGCCTGATCAACAAATCCATACTCAGGCTCAACTATTACTATCGATCCCTCAGGGATGCTTAGTTCGTGACTTGAGGTCATAGAGTCACCCTTTACCCTTAGAGCAAAGGCAGAATCTGATAGCTTCCGGGTTGTTTTTATTAGTTCGTTATTTGGATTGCTAATTACTTCTGTCCAATTACCCGCTTGAACCCAAGAGATTAATGGGACTTCTCTTGCCGACATAAGATTAATGCTGATCCCGTTTTCAATGTCTCCAGTCCCGAACACCAACCATTCTGGTGAGCATAGAAGACACTTGCAAACCAAAATAAGATTCTCGCCTGATAATTTTGTGAGATCACTTTCCCACTGTGTTACTGCAGACGCGCTGACTCCAGCCCACTTAGCCACATCACGCTGAGTAAGTTTTTTTTGCTTGCGCCTAAATCTCAGTCTGCTGCCAACGGTGTCCATAAAATCTCCTCGCATTTCATGTTAGCAATCTTACATTTAATTGACGTAAGCATGCTGTCCATATACGATGTAAGAATGCTAACTATTGAGGGGCTAAAAATGTTAAAAGGCAACGTCGTCGACTACTACGGCGGCATTTCAAAAACTGCTGTTGCGCTTGGTGTAACTCACAGCGCGGTTTGTCAGTGGGGGAAGGTTATCCCCGAAAAGCAGGCGCTATACATCGAAAGGCTGACGAAGGGAAAGCTCAAATACGATGCCTATCTTTACCACAAGCCTAACAATTCTTAACTGAAGCAGTAACCACAGAAACAAGGGGTAAACCGTGGGAATAGAACCAGAATGGAAAGTTGATAGGCAACCAGTTTGGCTGGTGGCTGCTATCAAAAAAACAATCACCGAATTGCCTGGCGGATATAGCGAAGCTGCGGAGTGGTTGGGAGTAACTGAAAACGCGTTGTTCAATCGCCTTCGCATGGATGGCGATCAGATCTTCCCGCTTGGCTGGGCAATGGTTCTTCAGCGAGCTGGTGGGTCAAACCACATCGCAAATGCAATCGCACGGCATTCAAATGGTGTCTTCGTACCACTGGCAGAAGTTGAAGAAGTGGAGAACGGGGATATCAATCAGCGCTTGATGGAGTCTGTCGAGTGGATTGGAAAGCATTCCCAGTACCTTCGGAAAGCCACTGCTGATGGTGTTATTGATGAAGCGGAACGCGCGCAGATCGAAGAGAACAGCTATCAGGTGATGGCTAAGTGGCAGGAGCATTTGACTCTGCTTTTCCGTGTGTTTTGCGCACCAGAAAAGAGTGACGCCCGCGAGTGTGCAGCTCCGGGCGTCTTGGCGTGTCGTATCAGTGGAGAAACTAACGCATGAACAGTTTAACGGTAAATCACCGTCTGCCGCAACTACGTGGTGTTCCGATTCTTGGAACCTCGTCGTTTCGGTATGAGCGCATGGTATCAGGCCGCTGGGTTGCGTGTAACCACAGCAGGGCTCTTGCAATTGTGGGTGTGTGGCGTCGAAAAGCGGAGTCCGTATGCGCGATCTTAACAGGCGATTTAAAGACCGCAGGGGTATCCCGGTGCGAGTCATCAGATGGGAGCCAGAGAGTCGACGCGTTATATACCTGCGGGAAGGCTACGAGCATGAGTGCTTCAGTCCTCTTGAGCAATTCCAGCGCAAATTTACAGAGTTAAAGGACGACCATGAGCCTGTTGATGCCATCCCGGCCAATAGTGATAAACCCTGACCTTGCATACAGCATTGGCCTGAACGAGGCCATTGCTTTGCAGCAGGTGAACTACTGGCTTAAAGAAACCACCTCCGGCCTGGAGCGTGACGGTGAGCGCTGGATTTACAACACGAACGAGCAGTGGCTTGAACAGTTTCCGTTCTGGTCTGAGTCCACTCTTAAGCGCACCTTCACCCGTCTTAAGGCGCTTGGCGTACTGAAAATTGAGCAGTTGAATAAATCGCAGCGCGACATGACGAACTACTACACGATCAACTACGAAAGCGAGCTTTTAGATGAGGTCAAAGTGACCAATTCGAAGAGTTCAAAATGCACTCGTCCATCAGGTCAAAATGAACCGATGGAAGAGGTCAAAGTGAAACGCTCCATCGGGTCAAAACGAACTGCTGTCATCAGGTCAAAATGGCCTGATGTTCTTACAGAGAATACAACAGAGAGTACTACAGAGAATAAAACCCCTTCTTGTCCGGTTGCGTCGCAACCAGACCCTGAAGTGCTGATCACTGACAACGCAATTCTGGTGTTAACCCATCTCAACCAGGTCAGCGGCTCGCGCTATCAGAAATCAAAAACCTCTCTGGAGAACATCCGAGGACGCCTGCGGGATGGTTACAGCGTTGACGACCTGAAACTGGTTATCGACCTGAAGCATGAGCACTGGAGCGGTAACGACGACCAGTATCAGTACATGCGCCCTGAAACGCTGTTCGGCCCAAAGAAATTCGAATCATATTTGCAAAGCGCATCCCGCTGGGACAGCAAGGGTCGGCCAAAACGCCAGGACTGGGAAGGGCAGCGTAAAGCCAATGACCTGATGAGCTTTAGTTCTCCAGACAAAGCGATCCCTGCTGGCTTCCGAGGAGCTAAGCCATGAGCCTGATGAAAAAACTCGAAGCGTTCATTTCTGATAATCCTGGCTTAACAAGCCGTGAGATTGCAGAAGCGTTTGCCAGTCACTCCGTTGAATCTGTTCAGCGCACTGTTTGCAGGCTTCACGATTACAACTTTGCAGCTCGCGTGCTGGATGGCAACCAGTACCGCTACTACGCCATTAACTCCGGAGATCGCGATAACGGGCGAAACCGTTCTTGCAACAAAACCGTATCCGCATACATCTCACAGGCTAAAAAACTTCAGGACAGAGGCATGTATCGCCGTGCAGCAACGTGCTGGCTGGAAGCCTTCCGCCTTTCTGAAGGAGGCTCCGAGCGAGAACACTGCCTGAAACAACGTCAGCGCTGCCTGCGGAACGCCAAACAGTCAACGTCACAATGTGACTGGTATCTGGCAGGGAAATTTAACGGGGGTGATCAGTGATCCATTTCCACGGAGGACCAATCACCCCAGATACATGCGCGCTTAAAGCGTGGAAGGGTCGCCATGCGTTTATCAGTTTCGCCAATGCAGGGCAAATTAATCTGGCGTCAGAGGTAACGCAGTCTTTCGCACTTGATAATGGGGCATTTAGCTTCTGGACAAAGCAACAATCGGTGAACTGGAACGAGTATTACGCCTTTGTTGAACGCTGGGGGAATCATCCTCGCTTCGCATTCGCTGTTATCCCTGATGTTATCGGCGGAACGAGCGAAGAGAACGACGATCTTATTTCCGAATGGCCCCATGGGAAGTTTGTTGGCGCTCCCGTTTGGCACATGAACGAACCTGACGAAAGGTTCATCCGCTTGTGCCATGAATTCCCCCGCGTCTGCATTGGCTCCATGGGTGAATACGATGCCAAGCGTCCGAGAGCCTGCCGTGCAAAATTGCGCGATTTAATTCGTCACGTTGTTGATGTGAATGGATATCCAGTTACTAAGTTGCATGGCCTGAGAATGCTCAACAAAGACATTTTTACGCATATTCCATTGTCCTCGGCTGATAGCACGAATGTTGCCCGCAACATTGGCATTGATAAAGCTTGGCAGAAATCAGCATATGCCCCGGCCAGCAAGGAAACACGAGCAGCCGTACTTGTGGAGCGTATTGAGGCTTACAACAGCGCCAGCGCTTTACAGTACGACGAGAAGAAAGATCACTTCACTCCGCAACTTGCTTTCGAAATCTGAGGATAGGGTATGACTAAATATTCGCTCATTTACGCAGACCCAGCCTGGGAATATGGGAACACCGTCAGCAACGGTGCAGCTGTTAACCACTACGGCACGATGAAACTTATCGACATGAAGCGCCTTCCTGTGTGGGAGCTGGCTGCTGAAGATGCCGTTCTTGCTATGTGGTTCACCGGTACTCACACCCGTGAAGCGATTGCGCTGGCTGAGGCCTGGGGCTTTAAGGTCAGAACGATGAAGGGATTCACTTGGGTGAAGTTCAACCCACTAGCAGAACAGCACATCAACAAAGCACTCGCTTCTGGCAATGTTGAAGACTTCTACGACTTCCTCGACCTTCTGAACATACAGACCCGGATGAATGGTGGCAACTACACCCGCGCCAACACGGAAGACATGCTGATCGCCACCAAGGGGAAAGGACTTGAGCGCCTTAGCGCCAGCGTGAAACAGGTTATCTACAGCCCGCTGGGAGAACACAGTCAGAAACCAGCAGAAGCTCGCTTTCGGCTGGAACAACTTTACGGTGACGTTCGTCGCATTGAACTGTTTAGCCGTTGTGGTGCGCCTGGCTGGGATCATTGGGGCAATCAGGCAGTATCACCGGATGTTGAGCTTGTATCAGGCTGGGCAGTGCCTATTTCTAAAAAAGAGGAGCGTGCGGCATGATCGGGCTTACTAACCGTCAAAGCGAAGTTCTGAACACCATCAAAGATTATCAGTCTCGATTGGGATTTCCGCCGACAGTGAAGGAATTGGCAGAGCTGATTGGCGTGTCCTCTCCGAACGCAGCTGCTGAACACGTGAAAGCACTTAAGAAAAAAGGTTACATCTCAATTGCTCCAGGTGCTGCTCGGGGGATCTCTCTGATTGAGCAAAAACCAAAGAGAATTCCCCTTGGGCTAAACGACCAGGTAAAAATCAGGATTTTAGAACCTGGCATTGAACACCTGAAGCGTCACTGTCAGGAGCTAAATATTCCCTACGAAGCCCCGAAACTCGACAGCGACGGTTACGCCACCATGACTCTATGGTACGTAATGAGCACCTTCGGAGAAATTCTCTATAACGGCGCTCCACATGCATTCGAATTGGCGATTGATCTGGAGGCTAAATGAAATTAGTTCTCCCGTTCCCGCCAAGCGTGAACACTTACTGGCGTGCTCCGAACAGTGGTCCATTGAAAGGTCGCCATCTGATCAGCGCAAAGGGAAGGGCTTACCAGAGCGCCGCATGTGCCGCGATTATTGAGCAGTTGCGCCGACTACCAAAGCCATCTAACTCACCTGCTGCGGTAGAGATCGTTCTCTATCCGCCTGATTTGCGCCGCCGTGATATCGACAATTACAACAAAGCGCTGTTCGACGCGCTTACACATGCTGGCGTGTGGGAGGACGACAGTCAGGTGCAAAGAATGCTGGTGGAGTGGGGGCCGAAGGTATCAGGAGGACGTGTGGAGATTTCGATCACCAGGCATGAATCTAATTTGAAGGGGCCAGAAGCGTGAGAGCACTACTGACACCAGAAATTGCACCTGTTGCGGGGGTTGTCATATTCAGACCCGGCAGCGAGCTGCTGTGGCTGTTCCGTCATGGAAGGGTGGTAATCGAAACCCCACCCGAGTCTATGGCTGATTTGCCGTCAGGATTTATCCCTGCCGGTCGGCAACCACTGACAGAGGATGTCAGTATGCTGGCAGTATTTGAGCATGAGAGAGTTATTCAGCGCGCAGGTGGACTGGCGGGATTGGATGCCTGGCTGGAAAGAAAATATGAATGCCAGTGGCCTCATAGTGACTGGCATGCGAAGGATTTCACACTGATGCGCCATGTACCTGGCAGCATTCGGCTCTGCTATGCATGTGACAATCAAATTCGTGATCAGTCCACTGAACAACTGGGAGGAATTGCCCGTAGAAACCTGGTATCCTGGCTGGTACGGAGTGTTAATGGTCAGTTAGGCTTCAATGATGACCATGAGCTGACGTTACCGGAGTTCTGCTGGTGGATGGTACGTAATGACCTGGCTGACCTCATACCTGAATCGGTGGCCAGCAAAGCCCTCAGGATAAAGCCTGAATCATTCAGTTCGGTGATGAGAGAAAGCGACATTGTCCCGTCATTACCGGCTACAGAAATTCTTCAGGAAAAAGTTAAAAAGATAGTCGCGGTTAAGGTTGACCCGGAGACGCCAGAATCCTTCATGTTGAGGCCTAAGCGCCGCCGCTGGGAAAACGAGAAATACACGCGCTGGGTGAAGACACAGCCGTGTGTCTGCTGCAATAGACAAGCAGACGATCCCCACCACCTGATAGGCCACGGACAGGGTGGAATGGGTACGAAGGCGCATGACCTGTTTGTGATACCTCTGTGCAGAGAGCATCACGACGCGTTGCACGCTGACCTTGTGGCATTTGAAGCGAAATACGGCGACCAGTTAACGCTGTTATTTCGATTTATTAATCGTGTGCTGGCAATCGGCGTACTGGCGTAAGTGGAGACGCAAAATGATTAACCCTTCTGAAGTTGGCAAATCCGGCGAAACAATTCGCCTTCGCACTCTCGAAAGCATCTGGATACAGGGCAAGCTCCGCATGTGGGGACGCTGGTCATACATCGGCGGCGGTTCTGGAGGGAACATGTTCAACACGCTCCTTGCATCCGGAAAAATCACTAAGACAGCTATCAATGAAGCGCTGCGCCGTATGAAAAAATCAGGATTAACTAAACCTGAGCTGGAAGCGTTCTTCAAAGAGATCCTCAACAGTAAAAACAAAAGCGGCCTGGCGTTCTGCTCAGATGAAGAAGGGCTGAAGGTTGATGGTGTCATTGCTTCCGTCCTGATGAATGACGACTACCGATCACTCTATAGAGTTATCGTTGACCGCCACCGACTCCGTAAGAGCAAGCTGCAGATGGCCAACGAGCTTAATGCAAAACATCCTGACTGGACCCTCATCACATGCCGCCGTCGAATTGATACATGGGTTAGTCTTGCAGAATCGATCCTTTACGCACCACTTTGTGACGCGTTCGGCACAAATAGCGACAGATTTAAGTTGCAGAGTGAGCAAGAAAGCGCTTAAATTGTGGTAGGCTCGGGACGTTAAAGCGAACTGAGCAACAAAACAAAACATAAACCCGCCACTGCTGCGGGTTTTTTTATTTTAAGGGCTGCCTATGGGCGGCCTTTTTTGTTTCCCCTCATTCTGAGAGGACTCACGGCAATAAGAGGGGGCTCAATGTCCGATCCTGTTTCTGGCACTACGGTAGCGGCTGGCGGTCTGATGGGGGCCAGTATGTTCGGCCTGGCAACCGGCATAGATTACGGTGTGGTGTTTGGCGCATTTGCTGGCGCGGTGTTTTACGTCGCTACGGCGGTTAATATCAGCCGCCTTAAGTTGGTGGGCTACTTCATCACCTCATTCATCTTCGGCGTTATCGGCGCTCCACTGCTTGGCTCTTACTTCTCCAAATGGACGGGGTATAGCGACAGGCCACTTGATGCGCTGGGCGCGGTAATCGTAGCCGCTATTGCTATTAAGCTGCTGACGTTCGTTAACAGCCAGGATTTGGGTAGCCTGTTTGGAATTCTCTCGCGTTTACGTGGTGGAGGGGCCAGCAATGGTAACAAGTGATCCGAGTGCGATGGCAAACGCAATTATCTCTGCTGTTATCGTTATTGCACTGATGTTCTACCAGCGCGGCGGGGCGAGACATCGCCCTCTGATATCGCTGATGGCTTATTTCACGGTGCTGGTATACGCCAGCGTCCCTTTCCGTTACCTGTTCGGCCTGTACCATGAATCCCATTGGTTTGTGGTGCTGGTCAATGTCCTGATTTGTGCTGCCGTTCTCTGGGCTCGGGGAAACGTGGCACGCCTGCTTGATGCACTGAGGCACTAATGAACCAATCACAATTTCAAAAGGCGGCTGGGCTAAGCGTCGAGTTAGCTGCGCGCTGGTTTCTGCCCGTGAGTGAGGCGATGAAAGAGTTCGGCATCACCAAGCCGGTAGACCAGGCGATGTTCATTGCTCAGGCAGGGCATGAATCAGCTGGTTTCACTCTGCTGGTGGAGAGCTTCAACTATCGCATTGCTGGACTGGTTAACTTCATCCGTGCGGGACGCCTCACTGCAGACCAGGCTAACGCGCTTGGGCGTCGTCCTGAAGAGCGAACATTACCAATTGAGCGACAACGTGCCATCGCGAACCTGGTATACAGCAAGCGAATGGGGAACAACGCACCCGGTGACGGCTGGTTATACCGTGGGCGTGGACTTATCCAGATTACCGGCCTCAATAACTACCGTGATTGCGGCAACGGCCTGAAGGTTGATCTGGTAAAGCAGCCTGAGCTATTAGCCGAAGACGTTTACGCAGCCAGAAGCGCGGCGTGGTTCTTCGCCACTAAGGGATGCCTGAAGTATTCCGGCGACGTACTGCAGGTGACGAAGATTATCAACGGCGGAACGAACGGACTGGAAGATCGTCGCGCTCGCTTCGGTCAAGCCAAAACCGTACTGGTGTGAGGTTGATATGGGGATTGAAACAATCATTGGTCTTGCTGCACTGATAATGGCTGCCATCGCTGGTGCTTTTGGTATTGGTCATTCGCGCGGTACCAGTAAAGCAGAAGTGAAAGCAGACAAGCAGCGAACCGAAGAGAAGGCCGCTGCCACTGAAGCAGTAGCCGAACGCCGGTTAGAAGCAACGAAAGAGGCCAGCAATGTACAGCAGACTGTTAACCATATGCCTGATAACGATGTTAATCGCGAGCTGCGTGACACGTGGAAGCGCGGCTCATAAGGGGTGAACATGAGGAAAACAATCGACTTAACCGGCGTTAAGTTCGGCAAGCTGACTGTGCAGTCCTACGCCAATAAGGATAAATCGGGCGTTTCAATGTGGTTGTGCGGTTGTGAGTGTGGAACAGAAAAAATAATCAGGTCAAACGCCTTACGCTCTGGCAGGACACAATCTTGCGGTTGCATGTCAGGTGTAAAACACGGGCATCGCAGACCGTCAGAAACTTCTCCCACTTATATCAGCTGGCTGTCAATGCAGCGGCGCTGCAATTATCCCGGCGATGCGTATTACGTAGATTATGGTGGACGCGGAATCTCAGTTTGTGAGCGTTGGGGCAATTTTGAAGCATTCCTGCAAGATATGGGCGAGCGTCCAGCAGGTCATACACTTGATCGGATTGATGTAGATAAGGCGTACTCACCAGAAAATTGCCGATGGGCGACACCCAAAGACCAGGCAAGAAACCGACGAAGTAACCATATGCTCGATACACCAGCTGGTCGAATGTGCATTACCAAAGCAGCCGAAACCTATGGTGTAAAAGTAAAGACAATCGCGCACCGATTGAGCAGGGGATGGAGTGTTGAAAAGGCGCTGCTAACTCAACCATGGCAGGGCAACAATGAATAAATATTTCATGTTTATCTCTATGCTTTCCGTGTCAGCATTGGCTGCTGGCTGTGTAGGTGGTCCTCCAAAGCCCAGCTATGTTTTCGTCCACGATTCCTGTGACTGGGTAAAGCCAATCTATCTGACCGATCATGATATTGACGTCATGGGCCGCCAGACGAAGAAAGACATTCTGGCGCATAACAAAGCCTGGCAGGGAAACTGTCAGAAATCCAAAGAAGAGAGGTCCAAGTGATCGCAACCATCGGCACAATGCTGGTCTGGCTGATTATCGGCATCGCGGGTATTACCGGTCTTATCTGCGCCTTCATCGGCTTCATGTTTTTCGTTCACTGGCCTAAATAACCGCATCCTTGTTTGATTTAAAAGTGAACCCACTCAAAGTTTAAGGATATATAACACCAGGCGCAGCGGTAAAGTCATTAACATATCCCTTGCTGCATGACGCAGCTATACCTTGGGGATATTAGAATGGCTTTGTATTATGTAAATACGAATAAGCAGTCTAACGGTGATAATGAAGTTCATGTTTCTGGTTGCAATTACATGCCATCAGAATCGAACAGAAAATATCTTGGCAGTTATGATGCATGTGCCCCTGCTGTTACTGAGGCTAAGCGCCTTGGTTACAAAGCAAATGGGTGCTACTACTGCTCCAAACCGTGCCACACAACCTAACAAAACCAAACTTAACAAAGGTCGCCATTGGCGGCCTTTTTTTATCCCCAGAAGAAGCAGGAGAAGCAGCATGTTAACAGTAAAGGTAATGTCGCCGTGTGGCGGAGAAGAGATTCATTGTGGCCTGAGCGTGGGCTTCAATCAGGCTCAGCAAAGCATAGCTGTAGCAGGCATGGACCAAAACATCTTTCTTAAAGAGGGTGAGGTTGCGTATGTGATGAACGCTAATGGTAAGACCATTTCCCGTTATGAGCACACCCCACGACAGTAGCCATTACAAAGCTCATCTGCTGGTGGGCTTGATAATGTTTATCCCCTTGCGGGGATAAAATACAAATATCCCCGCAAGGGGATACGAAACACCATTTCCAGCGCTTCGCACGCGCACCATGAAGAGAGTCTTTCAGTAGTGAGCCTGGGTGATGCCGTTAGGTTGCGTTTACCTCTCGGGCGGCATTGCCGTGCGGCAGGCTCACGCCTAAAAGGAAACGCACATGCAGGTCAAAATAGACGGTGTCTCTTATGCGCCCGTCAGCGATTCGCGATCAGAAATAGGCATTGCCATAACGACGCACAACAGACCAGAAGTTTTGAAGCGTGCTATTGAGCAACACATTAAACATCTTCCTTCTGGTGCGCTGTTGGTAGTGATTGATGATGGTTCCAAACCTTCAGCATCAGTCCCTGAAAGTGTGAAGCTGCTACGGCATGAATCATCGCGCGGTATTGTTGCTTCGAAGAACGCCAGCCTTACCGCTCTGGTGGACGCCGGATGTGAACATATCTTCCTTTGGGATGATGATGCATGGCCAATTGCTGATGACTGGCATCAGCCTTATATCGAATCACCAGAGCCGCACCTGGCTTATCAATTTCTTGATCTCGCTGGCCCCCGAAAGATTAACGATATGACGGTACTGTACCGGGATGATAAGCATATCGCTTACACAGGGCAGCGCGGCGTGATGCTCTATTACCACCGCAGCGCCATCGAGAAGGTTGGCGGATTCGATCCGGTTTACGGTCGCGGCATGTACGAGCATCCTGATCTGGCACTTCGCATCTACAACGCTGGGCTATCAACCTGGGCATTCGCTGATGTGGTTGGCTCTGAAAAACTCATTCACTCAATGGACGAGCACGAAGAGGTTACGCGCTCTATTCCCCGGCCTGACCGTGAAGCACTGGTGAAACGCAACGTCGCGATATTCAACTCCCGGCGCGACAGTGGTTATACCGGATTCGCATCATATGGTACCAATCCGAACCTGGTGATTACGACGCTGCTCACGAGCCAGACAGACCCACAGCGCGCCGAGAAGATGAAACCCGAGCCGCAGGCTCTGCAGGCTTGGGCAGACTCAATATCCGGCGCGCTGCCGATTGTCCTGGCTGACGAATTAAAAGAGTCGCCAACTGGTGCTGGTCTGTTTGAAGTCCCGCCGTTGGGCATGAGCCCTTACTTTGCGCGCTGGCTTCACATCTATCAGCACCTTCGGGCGCATCCTGAATATCATCTCGTCTGGTGTACTGATGGTACCGACGTTGAGATGCTGCGAGAGCCCTGGGCGGAAATGGAGCCGGGTAAAATCTATGTTGGCTCTGAGCACAAGACCTATGCCGACGAATGGATGAAAGCAAACCACCACGGCAAAGCTTATAGCGAGTTCATTGAACTGCATCGGGATGAACCACTGCTTAACGCTGGCCTTCTTGGTGGCAGCCGTGAAGATGTAATGGAGTTTGCTCACCAGATCATCCGGCAGCACTACCTGATTGAAAGCCATCGCTTCTGGAAGATGGATACAGCACCCGCCACGCAGGTAGACATGGGCGCGTTCGGAATTGTGGCAAAGTCATTCGGTGATCGAATCGTAACCGGACCTAGGGTACACACCATCTTCAAAACAGATGGCATTGGTAAAGAATTGGCCTGGTGGAAACATAAATAAGTGAGGAAAGCTATGGATCAAAAAATTGATATCGATGTGCCAAAAAATGATGAATATTCACAAAATGCAGCCCAAGAGCAGACTGCATATATGCAAATCTCAGAAAATGAGGTATCAGTAAATATCGATAACGTTATTTCTGTCCGCTTGTTAGCTTTTTAACCATAACACCAATTTGTGCAATAGCTAATTGCGCTGATGCCTGTCCTTCATTTTGAGCGTAATAGCGATCAATGTTCGCAAGGAGCTTTTCAGCGAACCCAGGCATCTCATCATTTAAAGTTCTTGCCAAAACTGCATACGCTCCGTGCATCGCGTACAGTGCGGTAGTGCTATCTGGCAGAGGCATCTCAGTTGCAATTGATTCTTCAAACTTATAATTCATCTTTATTCCTTTACAGAGGTAAACAGCCATCCCCCCGGATATGTGTTCGCCAGTGTCCCACCACTGACGGGCTGAATGCTTACCTTAACCAGGGTTAAAACAAAGCAACATCCTGATATTCAAACAGTAGCCGCCATCGTGCGGCTTTTTTATTGGAGATTAGCTGGTGGCTGAACAAATAAAGTTTGTGGTGGTCGGCCATCACACGAGACTACAGCAGGCTGAGGCACTGGCCTCAACCCTAGGTGCACACCTACAGGTAGATGATGGCGACCACGGTGCTAACTGGAATCACCGGCTCGCTATCGAATGGGCTGCTGAGCAACTTTGCCGTGTAGTAGTGCTGGAAGACGACGCGCAACTGGTGCAGGGATTCACCGAAAAGGTAACTGACTGGCTGGCGCGTTTCCCTGATGACATGTTGAGCTTTTATCTCGGTACCGGCCGACCACCGCAGTATCAGAAAGAAATTGCCGCAATGCTGGTGGATGCGGATCGCGTCTGTGGTGACCACATCGCATTAAGCAAGCTGATTCACGGCGTATGTTATAGCCCTCCTCAGGGCAGATTGGCGCGCATGCTCAGCACTTGGAATAAAACGCTGGCAGCTGATTACGCCGTCGGTGAGGCATTCGGTGGCCGGGTGATTTACCCGTGTTACTCGCTGGTGGATCACGCCGACATGCCGACGGTTGAGCGTCACCCTGACAACGAGCCGAGGACGGAACGCCGCCGCGCATGGAGACTGGCATGAACAAAGAGCCCCGCGTATATGGCAGCCGATGGGATAAAGCCCGTCTGCGTTTCCTGCAGCAGCACCCACTATGTGTGATGTGCGAGCAGCAGGGGCGCATTACCCCAGCAACGGTGGTTGACCATATCGAGCCCCACAAACTCAAAGATGCGCTTAAGTCAGGTAACCCGCTGGCCATATCGAAAGCACAGCTCCTGTTCTGGAGTAAAGAGAACTGGCAGCCACTGTGCAAAGCGCATCATGACTCAACGAAACAGAGAATGGAGAAGAGCGGCGCGGTAATAGGCTGTGATGCCAACGGCTACCCGCTCGATCCTGCGTCTCACTGGAGCACGTAATGACGCAAGACCAACAGACGATCCTGATGTTCAAAGGACTCATTGCTTCATTGCCTGAAGAGAGCCAGGCGAAAGTTAAGCAGGCAGAGAATGTTATTCGTCAGCTCCTGACTGATTATCCCGATGGAGAGGCAACTGTAGCACTGGGACTGATTGGTGCCGAGCTGCAATGCGATGGCCCCGAATATGTTAACAAGTGAAATAATTTCATTTGCAATCATGTCAAATGAGAATAAATCTCAACAGGGGTAGGGGGGAGGGTAAATCTTCAAAGCCTTTGCCCCAAATGACCGCCGCCAAAGTTTGAATTTAACGCTAACCCGATTTTTTTAGTTTTAAGGTGTTGACATATGGCAGATAAACGAACCCGTTCCGACAGTTCGACGGCGGCGGTTCAGGCCATGAAAAATGCAGCAGCGGACACCATCTATCCTCCGTCCCATGCAGGTTTGGAAAAAAAAGCCGAACCATTCTGGCATGACAATATCAGATCGAAATCTCTGGACAGCTGGACTCCGGCCGACCTTCTGGCTGCCGCAGAACTGGCAAATAACCAGCTCTATATCACCGTTTTACGCAGAGATTTGCGTAAAGAAGAACGTGCGCGCGGTGAAGCGAGAAATGAGGGGCTTATTAAAGACCTCCGCAAACAAATTACTGAATTGCAGCGAACCATCCTGGCACAGCGCCGTGACCTGCAGATCCATTCCCACGCAACCAACGGTGAAAGCCGCGACCAGAAGAATCGCAATAAGAATGATCGAGATGCACGAAATACCAAAAACGAGCATCAGAGCCAAGACGACAACCTGATCGCCTTTCCCAAGCACGGATAAAATACTATGACGCGAGGTGAGCGTGTAATAGCGTTCATCGAACGCTTTTGTGTTGTTCCCGAGGGAAAACTAATCGGTCAGCCGATGAGATTAGACCCCTTCCAGAAGTTATTCATTCTGGATATCTACGATAACCCTGTTGGTACCGATATGGCGATTCTCAGTATCGCCCGTAAGAATGGTAAAACAGGTCTGATTGCTGGGATTCTTCTTGCACACCTGGTGGGACCAGAAGCAGTACAAAACTCGCAGATTGTGAGTGGTGCACTAAGTCGTGAGCAGGCATCTATTGTATTCAACCTCGCTGTGAAGATGGTCAATCTTAATCCGGCGTTACAGGATATTGTCCACATCACCCCAAGCGGTAAAAAACTTATTGGCCTTCCGTGTAACGTCGAATACAAGGCACTTTCTGCCGAAGGTAAAACGACGCACGGCCTGTCCCCCATTCTGGCAATTCTGGATGAAACCGGTCAGGTACGCGGTTCACAAGATGACTTCATTGATGCGATTACTACCGCACAGGGCGCACATGAGAACCCGCTGCTGATTGTTATCAGTACCCAGGCGGCAAACGACGCCGACCTGCTAAGCATCTGGATAGATGACGCGGTCAAATCGAAAGATCCGCACATCGTCTGTCACGTTTACGAAGCGCCGAAAGAGGCAGATATCAGTAAGCGTGAATCCTGGCTGGCAGCTAACCCGGCACTTGGAACGTTCAGATCCGAAAAAGACATGGCGCGCCAGGCTGAAAAGGCTGGACGAATGCCGAGCTTCGAAAACACCTACCGCAACCTGAACCTGAATCAGCGCGTGTCTACGGTATCGCCGTTCATCTCCCGCAGCGTTTGGGAACTGTGCGGCGGGATACCGCTTAATACTCCGAGGAAATGGTATGCAGGCCTCGACCTTTCGGCGAGGAACGACTTAACGGCCCTAATCATTGCAGGAGAGGCAGACGACGGTATCTGGGATGTTTTTCCGTTCTTCTGGACACCAGAAAAAACCCTCATAGAACGCTCCAAAACAGACCGCGCACCTTATGACGTTTGGGCGAGGGAGGGGCTTCTTCGCACTACGCCTGGCGCTTCCGTTGATTACTCATTTGTGGTCGCTGATATCGCAGAAATTATCGGTGATTTTGATCTGACCTCTATGGCCTTCGACCGCTGGCGTATTGACCAGTTCAGGAAAGATGCTGATGCCATTGGACTGAGTCTTCCTCTGGTTGAGTTTGGCCAGGGCTTTAAGGATATGGGCCCGGCAGTTGACACCCTTGAATCTCTGATGCTGAACGGGCGAGTCAGGCATGGTATGCACCCAGTATTAACAATGTGCGCCGTAAATGCGGTAGTGGTGAAAGATGCTGCCGGTAACCGCAAGCTCGATAAATCGAAAGCAACGGGCCGTATTGATGGCATGGTCGCAATGACAATGTCTGTCGGTGCCGCTAATGGGGAAGTTACCGAGCAAGGTGGTGACTTCAATGACTTCATTTTCCGACCGCTGAGCATGTGATGGAAGAACCTAAATACACGATTGACCTGCGAACCAACAATGGCTGGTGGGCAAGGATGCAGTCCTGGTTTGTCGGCGGACGATTAGTCACCCCAAACCAGGGATCACAGACTGGGCCTGTTTCGGCTCACGGACACCTGGGCGATTCATCAGTAAATGATGAGCGAATCCTGCAAATTTCAACGGTGTGGCGCTGCGTGAGCCTGATCTCTACGTTAACAGCATGCCTCCCTCTGGATGTTTTTGAAACTGATAAAAGCAATAACAGAAGTAAGGTTGACCTGAGTAACCCGCTGGCTCGCTTGTTGCGTTACTCACCTAATCAGTACATGACAGCCCAGGAATTTAGGGAGGCCATGACATTCCAGCTGTGTTTTTACGGGAATGCCTATGCACTGGTGGACCGTAACTCCGCTGGAGACGTGATCAGCCTTCTACCGCTTCAGTCAGCAAACATGGATGTGAAACTTGTCGGTAGAAAGGTGGTTTATCGATACAAGCGAGATACCGAATACGCAGACTTTACCCAGAAAGAAATATTCCACCTAAAAGGCTTTGGCTTTACCGGGCTTGTGGGTCTGTCTCCGATTGCTTTTGCCTGCAAGTCGGCAGGTGTAGCAGTGGCTATGGAAGATCAGCAACGTGATTTCTACGCGAATGGCGCTAAGTCTCCGCAAATTCTCTCAACCGGTGAAAAAGTCCTGACTGAACCTCAGCGCGACCAGCTCGAAGAGAACTTTAAAGAGATTGCTGGCGGTCCGGTTAAAAAAAGACTCTGGATTCTGGAGGCGGGGTTTACGACATCCGCAATTGGTGTGACGCCACAGGATGCCGAAATGATGGCGGCCCGAAAATTCCAGGTTAGTGAGATAGCGCGATTCTTCGGCGTTCCACCTCATCTCGTTGGCGATGTTGAGAAGTCAACTAGCTGGGGTTCAGGCATCGAACAACAAAATTTAGGATTTCTACAGTACACCCTGCAGCCCTATATCTCACGCTGGGAAAACAGCATCCAGCGATGGTTGATCCCCGCCTCTGATGTGGGCAGATATCATGCTGAGCATAACCTTGATGGCCTGTTACGCGGTGATTCTGCCTCCCGCGCAGCCTTTATGAAGGCAATGGGCGAGGCAGGTCTTCGCACCATCAACGAGATGCGCAGAACAGACAACTTGCCGCCATTACCGGGTGGGGATGTGGCAATGCGCCAGTCGCAGTACGTGCCGATCACCGATTTAGGAACCAACAAAGAGCCCCGCAATGACGGGGCTTAATTTTTTATGGGGGCCGTAATGCCTGAGATCGTAAAAACACTGTCCTTCGATGAGACAGAAATCAAGTTCACCGGTGACGGGAAGCAGGGCATTTTTGAAGGTTATGCCTCTGTCTTCAATAACACCGATTCTGATGGCGACATCATTCTGCCCGGAGCATTTAAAAATGCGCTGGCTAACCAGACCCGCAAAGTGGCGATGTTTTTTAACCACAAGACGTGGGAGCTACCGGTTGGTAAATGGGACAGCCTGTCCGAAGACGAAAAAGGCCTGTATGTACGCGGTCAACTGACGTCAGGACATAGTGGCGCCACCGATCTGAAAGCGGCAATGCAGCACGGTACGGTTGAGGGGATGTCGGTTGGATTTTCGGTTACTAAAGACGATTACACCATCATTCCCACCGGTCGCATTTTTAAGAATATCCAGGCCCTGCGCGAAATCAGCGTCTGTACATTCCCGGCCAACGAACAGGCTGGCATTGCAGCCATGAAAAGTGTCGACGGCATTGAAACGATCCGTGATGTGGAGAACTGGCTGAGGGATTCAGTCGGCCTCACCAAATCACAGGCTGTTGGGCTAATAGCCCGCTTTAAGTCAGCGATTCGGAGCGAGTCCGAGGGCGACGGAAACGAAGCACAAATCAACGCTCTGCTTCAGAGCATCAAATCTTTCCCTTCTAATTTAGGTAATTAATTATGTCTGAACTCGCTCTCATTCAAAAAGCCATCGAAGAATCACAGTCAAAAATGACCCAGCTTTTCGATGCGCAGAAAGCAGAAATCGAAAGCACCGGTAAAGTTTCAAAGCAGCTGCAGGATGACCTGGCGAAGGTAAACGAAGAGCTGCAGAAATCCGGCACCCGCCTGTTCGATCTGGAGCAGAAATGGGCCTCTGGTGCCGAAAATCCCGGTGAGAAGAAATCCTTCTCTGAGCGTGCGGCTGATGAGCTGCAGAAGTCCTGGAACGGCAGTAAGGGCAGCTTCGATGCGAAGACCTTCAACAAATCACTGGGTAGTGACGCTGCATCTGCTGGCAGCCTGATCCAGCCGATGCAGGTACCGGGTATTATCATGCCTGGCCTGCGCCGCCTGACTATTCGTGACCTGTTGGCGCAAGGCCGTATTTCCAGTAACTCCCTGGAATACGTCCGTGAAGAGGTGTTTACCAATAACGCCGACGTGGTGGCCGAGAAGGCGCTGAAGCCTGAATCGGATATTACATTCAGCAAGCAGACCGCGAACGTGAAGACTATCGCCCACTGGGTGCAAGCGTCACGTCAGGTTATGGACGATGCGCCAATGCTGCAGTCATACGTCAACAACCGCCTCATGTACGGCCTGGCGCTGAAGGAAGAAGGTCAGTTGCTGAACGGCGATGGAACCGGGGATGACCTGGAAGGCCTGAACAAAGTAGCAACGGCCTATGACACTGCATTAAACGTCGCCGGCGATACCCGTGCAGATATCATCGCTCATGCCATCTACCAGGTTACAGAATCCGAGTTCAGTGCATCGGGTATCGTCCTTAACCCGCGTGACTGGCACAACATCGCACTGCTGAAGGATAACGAAGGTCGCTATCTCTTTGGCGGGCCGCAGGCGTTCGCAAGCAATATTATGTGGGGCTTGCCAGTAGTTCCAACCCAAGCGCAGGCTGCTGGTACGTTCACTGTTGGTGGCTTCGACATGGCGTCTCAGGTCTGGGATCGCATGGATGCCACCGTGGAAGTTAGCCGTGAAGACCGCGACAACTTCGTGAAAAACATGCTGACCATCCTGTGTGAAGAACGCCTGGCGCTGGCGCACTATCGCCCAACGGCAATCATCAAGGGCACCTTCTCTTCTGGCTCATGATGGAGGGGGCGGGGTGACCCGCCCTTTTAACGTATGGCGATAGATGTTCTTGATGTAATTGGCCTCAAGCTGTTTAAGCAGCAGATTGAGTTTGAAGAAGACGACAGGGATGAGCTGGTCACGCTGTACGCGCAGGCCGCCTTTGACTACTGCATACGCTGGTGCGATGAACCTGCATGGAAGATTGCCACTGATATTCCAGCAGCCGTTAAGGGCGCCGTTCTTCTTGTCTTTGCTGACATGTTTGAACACCGGACCGCACAAAGCGAAGTCCAGCTTTATGAGAATAGATCCGCCGAACGCATGATGTTCATTCATCGCAACTGGCGCGGTAAATCTGAACCTGAGGAGGGCTCCTGATGGAACCTGGACGATTCAGGCACCGGGTAAAAATTCTCACCTTCACGACTTCGCGCGATCCATCTGGTCAGCCGGTTGAATCGTGGACTGGTGGCAACCCGGTCCCGGCTGAGGTAAAGGGGATCAGCGGCAGAGAGCAGCTTTCAGGCGGCGCGGAAACGGCGCAGGCAACCATTCGAGTCTGGATGCGCTTCAGGTCAGAGCTGAATGCCTCTTCTCGTCTGGAAGTGATCAGCGGCCCGTATAAAGGTCAGGTGCTAAATATCATCGGTCCTCCTGTAGCAAATGCGACCGGCACTCGCCTGGAAATTCTTTGCAAAACGGGAGCTGAAAAATGATTGAGACGAGCCTCGATTTTTCCGGGTTAAATGACATCGCAAAGGATCTGGAGGCGCTTAGCCGCGCTGAAAACAACAAGGTTCTACGTGATGCTACCCGCGCAGGTGCTGAGGTGCTTAAGGCAGAAGTTATTGCGCGTGCGCCGGTACGTACTGGGAAACTGAAAAAAAACGTAGTGGTGGTGACCCAAAAAAGCCGCCGTCGCGGGGAAATTTCTTCCGGTGTCCATATTCGTGGCGTTAACCCGCGCACCGGCAACAGCGATAACACGATGAAGGCGAATAACCCGAGAAACGCCTTTTACTGGCGATTCGTAGAAATGGGCACCGCGAACATGCCTGCACATCCGTTTGTGCGACCCGCTTACGATACGCGCGAGGAAGAGGCCGCCAGCGTCGCCATTGCCAGGATGAGTCAGGCTATTGATGAGGTATTGAGCAAGTGAATGAAGATAATATCTACGCCTTGCTTTCTCCCCTGGCAGAAGGACGGGTATATCCCTATGTTGCGCCATTAGGTAGTGACGGGAAACCGTCGGTCACTCCACCCTGGATTATCTTTTCCATCGTCGATGATGTTTCCGCTGACGTGATGTGTGGCCAGGCAGAGAGCAGGGTTTCCGTTCAGGTCGATGTGTATGCCACAACGATCACTGAATCACGATCTCTGAGAGATTTGGCGCTTGCTTCGCTTAAGTCGTTAAACCCTACAGAGGTGGTAAAAATCCCCGGATACGAGCCATATTATCGGCTATACCGTGCCACCCTGGATTTTAAAGTTACACCTTGATAAATCATTCACCCAACGAACCCGCTTAATGGCGGGTTTTCTTTTACCAGGAGACAGCTATGTCTGCACTTTATGAAAAATCGCAGCTGACGAAGATCCTTATTTCCTCTGCGCCAGCCACCAAAGAAACGATGGATACCGCAACCTTCCTCGATCTGAGTTGCACCATCAAAGAAATTCAGTTCACCGGTGGTCAGAAGCAGGATATCGACGTAACAACGCTTTGCTCGACCGAGCAGGAGAACATTAACGGCCTGCCTTCTCCGTCAGAAATCTCTCTGTCCGGAAACTTCTACAAGAATCCGGCGCAGGACGCCTTGCGTGATGCGTATGACAACGATACGACCTACGCTTTCCAGGTTATCTTCCCGTCCGGCAAGGGCTTTAAGTTCCTGGCTGAAATCCGCCAGCACACCTGGTCTTCAGGTACCAACGGCGTAGTGGCGGCAACGTTCTCCCTGCGTCTGAAAGGTAAGCCTGAAAATATCGAGTCTGGCTCCTGAGAGGTCGCATGAAGAATATTAAAAATCTCGCCCTGGCTAAGATGTCGGGTTTCCGTCATAAGACGGTCGCCGTTCCTGAGTGGGAAGGCGTCAAAGTGGTTCTGCGTGAGCCGTCTGGTGAAGCCTGGCTGCGCTGGCAGGAGGTGGTGAAAGCGGGTACTGATGATGAAAATGTGTCGGTATCGGAAAAGGCACACCGTAATCTTTGCGCTGACGTGGTGCTCTTCATTGACGTTCTGTGTGACACCGATAAGCAACCGGTATTCAGCGTAGACGAAGAAGAGCAGGTACGTGAAATCTACGGCCCCGTCCATTCACGCCTTCTCAAACAGGCGCTTGACCTGATCAATAACGCGGACGAAGCGCGGGAAAAGTCTCAACCCCCGGCGTAAAGTTTCTGATGTCGCTTGCGCTCCGGATGGGGCGCACGCTCTCAGAGCTTCGGCAGAATATGACGGCAAGCGAGCTTCTGATGTGGATTGAGTACGACAGGCAAAGTCCGGTTGGCGATATCCGTGGCGACATTCAGGCCGCCCAGATCGCCTCTGCCATCTACGGTTCACAGGGGGCAAAAGTACCGCTGGACGATGCGATCCTGCGCTGGGGTGGTGACGAGCAATCAGCACCGAAGGACCCGTTTGCTGGGCTTGAGGTTGCACTTACCGCTGCGACCCAGTGACTTTTTCCACAGAAAATATTAGGATTTTAGCTACTAATGATTCTGGGGATAAAAAATGGAAATTTTACTTGTTTCAATTGTAATAGGCTTAATTCCAGCCCTAATTGCTCATAGCAAAGGCCGCTCTTTCTTTGCTTGGTGGGTTTATGGTGCATTTCTCTTTATTATTGCCTTTGTGCACTCTTTGGTAATTAAGAAAGATGTTGCAGCTGAAGAAAAAGATTTAATCGAAAACGATGGCATGAAGAAGTGTCCATTCTGCGCTGAATTAATCAAACGCGAAGCTATTAAGTGCAAACACTGTGGTAGCGATCTTGCAAGTGAATCACCACCGTCCAAGACTGATGAAGAATACCTCGAAGAGGCCAGGAACAAAGTCTGGAAACAATAAACCTAAACCGCTTCGGCGGTTTTTTTACGTCTGGAGTTTGAAAAAATGGCAACCTTACGTGAGTTAATAATCAAAATCTCCGCCAATTCTCAATCTTTCCAGACAGAGATTTCACGTGCCTCACGAATGGGGCAGGATTATTACCGCACCATGCAAAATGGTGGCCGACAGGCCGCTGCTGCTGCCAGAGAGAGCGAAAGGGCACTATCTGATCTGACTACCGGATTTGCATCTGCTGGAAGGGCCGCAACCGCTGCTACGGCGGCTTTTGCAACTGGTAAGATTGTGCAGATTGCTGATGAGTGGAATTCGGTAAACGCTCGTCTTAAGCAGGCATCATCTTCTGCAGATGATTTTGCTGCCTCTCAGCATCAGTTAATGGAAATCAGCCAGAGAACCGGCACGGCGTTTTCAGATAACGCAAACCTTTTTTCACGCGCAGCTGCTTCAATGCGCGAATACGGGTATAGCTCTGATGAAGTTCTGAAAATTACCGAGGCCGTTTCAACGGGCCTAAAACTTTCGGGGGCTAACACTCAGGAGGCAAGTTCTGTTATCACTCAGTTCAGCCAGGCTCTGGCGCAGGGCGTTCTTCGCGGTGAGGAATTTAACGCCGTTAACGAAGCGGGTGATCGCGTAATCCGAGCGCTTGCCGCCGGAATGGGCGTGGCACGCAAAGACCTGAAGAGCATGGCTGATCAGGGGCAACTTACGATTGATAAGGTTGTGCCAGCTTTAATGAGCCAGCTGGGAGCACTGCAGGGCGAATTTGCCAACATGCCACAAACTGTTTCCGGCTCCCTACAAAAAGTCACTAACTCATTCATGGCGTGGGTGGGAGGTGTCAACCAGGCTACTGGTGCTACCGATGCCCTATCTGGTGGCCTGGACAGTGTTGCTCAGACGCTTGATTCTTTTACCTCATCAGCAGTAAGCGGTGCGCTTAGTGACGTTGCTGACAACATGTCCACAATAACAACAGTAGCTGGAGCGCTTGTTGGCGTTGGGCTGGCAAGATACCTCAGCGGAGTTGTAACCAGCGCCACGAGTGCAACAGGTGCGCTAATTTCAGCTGCGAAATCAGAGGTTGCCCTTACTGTCGCGCAGGACAAAGCGGCTCAGTCTGCTGTTGCAGCTTCCAGGGCTGAAGTTTATCGGGCCCAGCAGGCGGTTCAGCGATCGCGAAGTGCAGATGTTCAGGCCGCTCAGCAAGAAAAAATTGCGGCCGCAGAAGCAAAAGTTACAGCAGCTCAAGCCAGACTGACTACTGCTCTTGCAAGTGGCTCCGCCACAGAAAAAGTCAGGGCAAGAACTGCGCTTGAGCGTGCGCAGGCTGGGCTGGTGGCTGCAAAAAATGCCGATACCCAAGCTATCGCTGAAAGACGGCTGGCTACCGCGGAGGCAGCCAGAGACAGAAATCTGGCAAATCGCGTCTCCACTCAGAGCAACCTCAACAGTGTGACATCAGTTGGCACTCGCCTTATGAGCGGTGCACTTGGCCTCATCGGCGGAGTTCCTGGTTTGGTAATGTTGGGTGCTGGTGCCTGGTATGCGGTGTATCAAAACCAAGAGCAGGCGCGTCGCTCTGCTCTTGAATACGCCAGCACAATAGATGAAGTCAGTAAAAAGTCGAGGGCAATGTCTCTGCCTGAAGCTTCAGACAATGCCGAGAAAACGCGCGCAGCATTGAATGAGCAGAACAGGCTGATCAATGTACAAAAAAGCAAGATTGAAAGCCTGAAAGAACAGATAGCTGGTTATCAGTCAGTTATCAGCAATCCTGGCCCAACGACCAGCGGTGGTTTCATGATTAACCACCTGACATCTTTGGACACTGTAACTCGTGGGCTGGCTACGGCTACAGAGCAGTTATCATCTGAGCAAGAAAGACTTGCTCAGATGCAGGAAAAATCGGCTTCTATTCAACAGGTGCTTGAAGGACTTGAACACCGACGGGTGACATTAATTCGGGAGGAGGCCGCCAATCAGAACCGGGCTTATCAATCTCTCCTGTTGATGAATGGCCAGCATGACGAATTTAACCGGTTACTTGGTCTGGGTAATCAACTTCTTATGGCACGTCAGGGGCTGGCGAACGTCCCTCTCAGACTTCCTCAGACCGACCTCGACAAAAAGCAAACCGATGCCCTCGAAAAGAGCCGTCGGGATCTGGAGTTGTCACGCCTGAAGGGTGAAGCAAAAGAGCATCTGCGACTGAGTTATGCAGCCGATGACCTGGGGTTAACCAGTGCTCCGCAATTCCAGACAGGCCGTCAGGAGTTGATTAATAACGGTCTTGCTGAATGGCGGAATAATGAGGCCAACAAACCTAAGGCGAAGGGCGGTAAAACCGAAGGCGAGAAAACAGAGGATGTCTATAAGCGCCTTATAAAGCAGCAAAAAGAGCAGATTGCCCTGCAAGGCCAGAATACTGAACTGGCGAAGGTTAAATACCAGGTCAGCCAGGGGGAGCTTGCTTCTCTGACAGAAGCCCAGAAAAAGACGGTATTGCAGAATGCTGCGCTGATTGACCAGGTTAAATTGCATGAGCAACTGCGAAATTACGAAGCCAACCTTGCTGACAGTAACGCCAGCGCCCGCGCAGCCAATGAAGCGCAACTGCTGGGATACGGGCAGGGAACCAGGTTTCGTGAAAGACTTCAGGAGCAGTTCAATCTGCGTAAGGAGTTCGAGCAGAAGAATACCGATCTTCTCCGCCAGCGTCAGGCTGGTGAAATCGACGAGACGTTCTATCAGCAGGGGCTGGCACTTAATAAGCGCTACCTCGAAGAGCGTCTGCGCGACCAGGAGGGATATTACGTCGCTTCTGATGCGCAGCGTGACGACTGGATGACGGGCTTGTCTGAGGGGTATGCGAACTGGGTGGACGAAGCTACTGATTATTCTTCCATGGCTGCTGACGGCATGAAGCAGGCCATGGGTGGCGCGGTCACCACGATCACCGACATGCTCAATGGCAACGTTGACAGCTGGAAGGACTGGGGCGTGAGCGTACTGAAGATTATCCAGAACGTTCTGGTCAACATGGCTGTTGCTAATGGCGTCAGCTCAATTGGATCACTGTTCAGTTTTGGCGCCTCGTCAGCCGCAACCGCCAGCAGCGGTACCGCTATTCAGAATGCCGGCGCGAACTTTACCTTTAATGCGAAGGGTAATGTTTACGACTCTCCGTCCCTGAGCGCTTACAGCAATGGCGTTTTTCAGACGCCTCAGCTGTTTGCTTTTGCCAAAGGGGCGGGCGTTTTCGGCGAGGCGGGTCCGGAAGCTATTATGCCGCTCACGCGCGCCGCTGATGGTTCGCTGGGCGTTAGGGCAGTTGGCACCCCTCAGGTCTCTGGCGGTGTACCTTCAGTTAACTTCGGCGATATCAATATCCAGGGCGGAAATCCACAGGCGGCCAGTCAGGGTACTGCTGGAGCAGCAGGCAGGCAGCTTAAGGATGCCATCACTGGCGTCATTAACGAACAGGCCAGCATGCCGGGCTCGCCTCTGTGGCGATTAATCAAGGGAGTTTAACCATGACAGTAGAAACCTTCAGATGGTGCCCAAAGGTTGCCTCTCAGGTTGATACAAATTTTCGTACCCGAAAGGCACAGTTTGGCGATGGCTATACGCAGGTGGCAGGGGATGGTATCAACCCGGTAACACCTCAATGGAGCGTGAGCTTTACCGGCGACGAGGCTTACATTCAGGCCATAAAAAACTTTCTCAACAGTCATGCCGGGTGGAAGTCATTTATCTGGAAGCCGCCGCTTGAGCCCTCAGGCTTATGGCGCGCGGAATCCTTCCAGATATCTACCCACGGCAACAAAAAATACACCCTCAGCAGCACATTCATACAGGCATACCATCCATGAGTATTTCATCTGATGTCCAGAAACTGGAGCCGGGTAAGCGCGTCCGCCTGATCGAGGTGGACGGATCAGCTTTCGGTGCGGGTATTCTTCGCTTTCACAACGAGACAATCCCGCACACCGAGGCGGAAATCATCGCCGCAGGCGGCGACGAGTCAAAACTTGAGCTGAAATCAGTGTGGTGGCAGGGGCAGGAGTATGGCGCGTGGCCGTATGAACTAACCGGCATATCTGTCAGCAGTGACGGACAGAGTTCACGACCGTCTCTCACCGTTGCAAACATCAGCGGCACGATTGGCGCGATGTGCCGAAGGTTTCAGGGGATGGCTAAAGCAAAGGTGATCATCCATGACACCTTCGTCCACTACCTGGATGCAAGAAATTTTCCTGGCGGGAATCCGACTGCGAATCCCAACGAGGAGCGCAAACAGGTTTATTACATCGACCGTAAATCAGGCTCAGATGATGAAACCGTAGAGTTTGAGCTTTCCAGCCCAGCCGATCTGCGCGGGCAACTCATTCCGACCCGGCAAATTCAGCCAATGTGCACATGGTGCATGAGGGGCTGGTACAAAACCGGAAATGGCTGCACCTACGCCGGGCAAAACGGCTGGTTCGACAAAGACGGGAACCAGGTAGACGATCCTTCGAAGGATGTTTGCTCCGGACTGCTGTCAACGGGCTGTAAACCTCGTTTCGGAGAGAATGAACAGCTGGATTATGGCGGGTTCCCCGGCGCTTCGCTTCTGAGAGGATAATAATGCGCGAGAAAACAGTTAGCGCCATTCTGGCGCATGCCGCCGCATCCTTCCCTGAAGAGTGCTGTGGCGTAGTTATCCAAAAGGGGCGGGTTGAGAAATACATCCCCTGCAAAAATCAGGCGGAATCGCCGAATGAACAGTTTGAACTGAATCCTGAGGATTATGCCACCGCCGAAGAGCAGGGCACTGTGGTGGCGATCGTCCACAGTCATCCCGGTGACGGCGCGACAACTCAGCCGAGCGAGCTCGACATGCTGATGTGTGATGCCACGGAACTGCCCTGGGTTATTGCATCGTGGCCGGAGGGAGACATTCGCACCGTCATGCCTCGCGGAGACCGACCCCTAACTGGGCGCCAGTTTGTTCTCGGGCACGCAGACTGCTGGTCTCTCATCATGGATTATTTCCGCATCGATCACGGAATTGAACTGCCCAACTACAGCGTAGATCGCCACTGGTGGGAGCAGGGCGAAAACCTTTATATGGATAACTGGCGAGAATGCGGTTTCCGTGAGTACGACGGTCCCGCTCAGCCAGGCGACATGGTTATCATGCAGGTACAGTCTACGGTCCCGAACCATGCCGGGATTTTGCTTGATGGCAACATGCTACTGCATCACATGTATGGCCAGCTAAGCCAGCGTATTCCCTACGGTGGCTATTACCGTGACCGTACCATCAAAATTCTGCGTTATAAGGATTTGATGTAATGGAAAGAAAAACCGTTATCAAACTCAGCGGCTCAATGGCTCAGCGATTTGGCAGGACACATCGCCGTGCACTAACGTCCGCCAGCGAAGTTTTCAGGGCGCTTTCTAACACCATTGATGGATTTGATGCTTACTTGCGCGAGACCAGAGCGAAAGGGCTGGATTTTGTCATCTTCCGAAACCAAATAAACATAGGCAAGGAAGAGTTTGATCTTCTTGGGCCTGGCGATGAGATCCGCATTATCCCTGTCATACGCGGTAGTAAAAGGGCGGGCCTCTTTCAAATTGTTACTGCCGCCGCAATTGCAGCCTTTACCTGGTGGAACCCAATAGGATGGGCAGCAAGCACACAAATGGCACTCTATGCCGCAGCTGGTTCTATGGCCGTTGGCGGTGTAGTGCAAATGCTCTCTCCTCAGGTTTCAGGTCTGCGAATGCGTCAGGAACCTGATAACAAACCCTCCTATGCGTTTGGTGGTCCCGTTAACACGACGGCATCTGGCAATCCCGTCCCCCTGCTTTATGGGCAACGGGAAATTGGCGGCGCCATTATATCCGCCGGGGTTTATGCAGAAGATCAGCAATAAACCAAACCACGTACTGCAAGCCACCTGACGGTGGCTTTTTTATGGACGCGATATGACGACGACAATCATCAAAGGCCGCGGTAAAGGTGGCAGCAATCAGACCCGAACACCCGTTGAAGCACCGGACAGCATTCAGTCCATTGCAAGGGCAAAGGTGCTGATTGCGCTTGGAGAGGGTGAGTTCGCTGGCGGGCTTGATGGTAAAAACATTTTTCTTGGTGACTCATCTTCCTACACGCCTCTTCAGAACGCCGACGGAAGTTATAACTTCAATAATGTGAAATATGAGTTCCGTTCCGGTACTCAGGACCAGGACTACATTCAGGGCTTCCCCGGCATTGAAAACGAACTTCAGGTTTCATACGAGCTGAAACAGGCTGTGCCGTACGTGCGCGCGGTATCCAACACGCAGCTCTCTGCGCTGCGAATTCGCCTGGGATGGCCAACTCTTTTACTCCAGAAAAACAACGGTGATAAAGTCGGCACCCGCGTTGAGTATGCTATCGATCTGTCGGTCGATGGCGGGCCGTATGAAACGGTGGTTAACGGTGCGGTCGATGACAAAACTACGTCGCTTTATGAGCGCAGTCACCGCGTTAACCTTCCAAAAGCCTCGACTGGATGGCAGTTACGGGTTCGCAGAATCACGCCGGATTCCACGAGCGTGAATATCGTCGACACCATGCGCGTTGTGGCCGTTACTGAAATTATTGACGCCAAACTTCGCTACGTTAACACAGCGCTGCTGTATGTAGAGTTTGACGCAAAGCAGTTCCCTAATGGCATTCCTCAGGTTGTGTGCAATCCGAAAGGGCGAATCATCCGTGTACCTGATACTTATGATCCCGAAACCCGCACTTATTCTGGTACATGGGAGGGCGTATTTAAATGGGCGTGGACGGATAACCCTGCCTGGATTTATTACGACATCATTCTGAATGAGCGCTTCGGGCTGGGTCAAAGAATCGATGCGACTCAGATAGACAAATGGGAACTTTATCGCATTGCCCAGTATTGCGATCAGCCGGTACCCGACGGCAAGGGCGGAAGCGGGACGGAGCCTCGTTTTCGTTGCAACGTTTATATCCAGGACCGTAATGACGCCTGGACCGTACTTCGTGACCTGGCTGGTATATTTCGCGGCATGACGTACTGGGGCGACAATAAGATGTATGTCCTGGCTGATATGCCACGGGATGTGTGGCACATCTATAACCATGCCAGCGTTGTTGAGGGTAAATTTACCTTTTCGGACCCGAGTGAAACCACACGAAACACTGCCGCGCTGGTGAACTGGTCAGACCCAGCCAACCACTATAAAGACACTCCTGAGCCTGTTTACGATAACGATCTGGCCATGCGCTTCGATTATCGTCAGCTCGAAATGACTGCGATCGGCTGCACCAGGCAGTCAGAGGCAAACCGGCGGGGGCGCTGGGCGCTGCTCACTAACGGTATCGGCGAGGTGGTGACCTTCAGTACTGGCATGGACGTTCCCCCTGTCGGGGAGGTGATCGGCGTGGCTGCTAACGAGCTGGCCGGAAGAACTATCGGCGGCAGGGTGAGTGCGGTTAACGGCCGCAACATAACCCTCGATCGCGCCGCTGATGTGAAGGCCGGGAACCGGCTGTTTTTGAATCTTCCATCAGGCACAGCTCAGGCCAGAACCGTCCAGGCCGTTAACGGAAACACAGTCACTGTCACCACATCCTACAGCGAAACGCCGGAGGCTGAATGTAACTGGGGTGTGGACTCTGACGATCTGTTTATAGCGCTTTTCCGTGTTACGGGAACGCGGGACAACAACGACGGCACTTTCGAAGTCACCGGGACGACTTACAACCCTGACATCTATTCCGCCGTTGATACCGGCGCAAGACTGGACGAGCGTCCAGTCAGTGTCATTCCACCTGGGGTTCAGGCCCCACCAGGAAATATTGTCGTAGACAGTTACTCTACGGTTAACCAGAACATTGCGATTACCACCATGCGCATTGCCTGGGATGCTGTTCAGGGTGCAGTTGCGTACGAGGCGGAATGGCGGCGTGACAGCGGAAACTGGGTAAGCGTGCCCCGAACGTCTTCTCTCGGTTTTGAAGTGCAGGGTATCTACTCGGGTCGCTATCTGGTCCGCGTCAGGGCGGTGAACGCCAGCGACGTTTCATCGGTGTGGGCGACATCATCAGAAGTGAATCTTACGGGTAAAGTGGGTAATCCGCCGAAACCTGTCGGCTTCATCGCTTCTGAAAACGTGGTATTCGGTATTGAGCTGAACTGGGGATTCCCGGCGAATACCGACGACACGCTGAAGACGGAAATTCAGTACAACCTGACCGGTGCCGAGGACGATGCGATGCTGCTGGCCGATGTGCCTTACCCACAGCGCAAATATCAGCAGATGGGCCTTAAGGCTGGGCAGATTTTCTGGTACCGCGCGCAGCTGGTGGACCGCAGCGGCAACGAGTCCGGATACACCGACTGGGTGCGCGGACAGGCGAGCATCGATGTTTCCGACATCACAGATGTGATCCTGGAGGAGATTAAAGATTCTGAGGTATTCAAGGATCTGATTGAGAGTGCCGTAGAAAGTAGCGAGAAACTGGCCGAACTTTCTGATGCGATTAAGGAGAACGCCGATGGTCTGGCTGCAGCAGTAGGTTCGAATAAGCAGACAGCAGAAGCAATCATTGGGAACGCCCTGGCTATTGCTGATGTTGTTGTGCGCCAGACTGCGCAGCAGGGGGCTAACTCTGCGACATTCGAACAGCTCCGGGAAGTGATCGCTACTGAGACGGAAGCCCGCGTCACGGATGTTACTCGTCTTGAGGCACAAACTGCACAGAATGAAGCGGGTATTACTGATGTTCGCCAGGCGTTAGCAACGGAAACTGAAGCTCGCGCTTCTGCGGTAAGTCAATTGTCGGCTGCCACTCAGGCCGCATCTGACAAAGCTGATTCAGCAGCTGCTGTAGGTGCTCAGAATACAGCATCAATCACTGACCTTAGCCAGGTTGTCACGGACCTCGATTCCTCAATGGCATCACGCCTGGAAGAGCTGGGTGCACAAACTGATAAGGCCAGCGGCGGTATTCAGAGTAACTCCATCGCGCTAATAACGAGTACGCTGGCGCAGGTTGATCAGCAGGTGAGACTCAGCGCGCAGTACGGTGACAGTAAGGCCAGCATCGATCGTATTGATAATGTTATGGCAAGCGACAGGGAGGCAACAGCGCGTTCGCTGCTGAGTTTGCAGACTGACGTGAACGGCAACAAGGCAGCAATCAACAGCCTGAACCAGACGTTTTCCAATTATCAGCAGGCCACGGCCACGCAGATAAACGGCATTACGGCGACCATCAACGGGCACACTTCAGCGATCACCACCAACGCGCAGGCCATTGCGAACGTCAACGGCGACCTGAATGCGATGTACAGCATCAAGGTAGCTATTGATTCAAATGGCAACCAGTATGCCGCTGGCATGGGAATTGGTGTTCAGAATACTCCATCTGGTATGCAGTCTCAGGTTCTCGTCCTTGCCGATCGATTTGCGGTGATGAGCCAGGCAGGAGGTGCCGTTACATTGCCATTTGTTATCCAGAACGGGCAAACTTTCATAAGCGATAGCTTTATCCAGGATGGAACAATTGCCAACGCTAAAATTGGTAATTACATACAGTCATCCACCTGGGATGGCTCGGGTAATGTTGGCTGGCATATCAATAAATCTGGGTTTGCGACATTCAATAATGTCACGATCCGTGGAACGGTATACGCCACTAATGGCAGTTTCAAAGGGACAGTTGAGGCGACCACTTTTGTCGGTGATATTGCCAACGTGGGGATTGGCAGTGACGCTAAGATTTCCGGCGGCGGGGTTGCGACACGAACAATTACGTTTACGGATTCCTCATCATCAGCACTCAGTAAATCAGCACTTCTTGAGTCGCTGATTTTTGTTTCTTCTTTGTCTGGCACTACAACGGTATCCATCACTCTCAGCATCAACGGTAACACGCGAGATTTGGGCACAATCAATGTGCCTGCCGGGACAGGCGGGCTCTGGATGACAGTAAGACATGCAGTGAGAGGGATTACCTCCGCCACTGTAACCGGGACCATAACGGTTACCGGAACAGGAACGGCAAGTAAGACCATATCATCCCCGACTTTAACCATTACCCGCGGTACCGGCTCATTTGCCTGACCTTCCTGATATTCAACCTGATTTATAACCCGCTTCGGCGGGTTTTTTATTGCGTGGAGAAAATATGATTTACACAACAGGCACGATTGCAGTCAGCGGCAATACGCTTACCGGAACGGGTACAGCCTTTAATGCTGCGGGCTCACTTATCCGCAACGGATGCACAGTTATCGCGCTGACCAGCCCTGCCAAGGTATTCCAGATTACTGCTATCGGCGGGGCAACCAGTCTCACCGTGACACCTGCGGCAAGCCCTGCTATCCCTGCTGGAACCAAATATGCCATTCTTCTGAGCGACAGCCTTAGCGTTGACGGTCTGGCGCAGGATATCGCTGAAACATTCACTATGTACCAGCGTTACATGAGCGGTTTCGCTGATGTGATGAACGGTACTACAGACGTCACTATCACGATTAACGGTGTGGCCGTTACCGTACCGGGCCAGAAATCACTGGCGAAGAAAGGGGCTAACAGCGATATAACCAGCCTAAGCGGCCTGACTACCGCGCTCAGTATCAGCCAGGGCGGTACAGGTGCAAAGAATGATGCTGACGCTCGCACAAACCTCGGTTTGGGAAGTGCCGCCACTAAGGATGTTGGCCCTAATACTGGCAATGTCCTGGGGGTTGGATATTTTGGTTTCGGTATTCCAACTGTGAACGTTTTAGGGAGTACCGAATCAGGGTTTTATGGCATTGACGCCCGTGGTGCTGCCTGGGCGCCGCAATCAGGATCGGGAATTGTATGCGGGTATGACCTAAGTCGCCGACAGCAAATCTTCACAGGAATGTCCGGTAATCTTTTTGTCCGGAACCTGGCTAGTTCTGCTATGGATACACCTTCGTCCACCATTCCATGGACACAGATGCAGTCTGTTGGAACATCAGATATTGATTTTAAACACGTCAACGGCGATCTCGATGTTGCTGATTCTCTTGAAAACATCTGTCAAATGGAGTTTAAGCGATTCTACTACCTTGATGATGATGAGCAGACAGAGCGCCGTGGCGTAATTGCTCAGCAGATCGAACAAATCGACAAGGAATATGTTCACTCTG